AGAGGCTGAGAAGGCCCAGCGCTTGGCCAAGGAAGCAACCAAGGGGCAATCCCTCTTCGACCTGGAGCACCTATGAAGTCTATCGAACAGCAGCTCCACGACCACCAGGCCGCGTGCCCGCCGATCCCCCGCGGCCTGGGCCCAGAGGATCCGATCTTCATCGCCTGGTATCACGATTTCAGCGCCTGGGCAGCCATCAAGGAGCGCCTAGTGGCCAAGTGGGCCACCAGAGGCCTGCGCTTCGACCACCAGGGTCGCCAGATTCGGGCAGGTGCGGCATGACCAGCTCGGAGGTCGCCTTCCTCATCACGAATTACAGGCTGTCCCTGATCCGTGGCCGCCTGCATTCCTTCGGTTCGACGATCACCGAACCCCTGGAGACCATGCTGCGCTCCCACCGTGAGGCCATCGTGGAGGCGCTCCAGGCCCGCGTGGTGCCCATGGTGGTTGCCGACCGGCCTGGACACGACCTGGACCCATGGCGTCACGCCGTGCCCGGCCTGGAGCGGATGCTGGTGGCCAGGGCGAAGCTGGAACAGTGGACAGCCGAGGGCAGGAACCCCGCGGTGCGCTGGGAGCCGTCTGTGGCCATCGTGGACGGGGAGACCGGGGCACCGCTGCTACCGCCGTCCTGGATGCTGCCTGAGCTGCTCTGGCTGCTCAAGGAGGACCTCCGCGCGGACTTGCCTGTCCTTCTCCAGTCGACAGGGACCGGCCCTGCGGGTGGCCTGCTGGTCTATGGGAGTTCATCGTGAGCGAGGTTCGATGGCTCACGGCTGCTCTGGCTGCAAGGAGGGCGGGCTATACGACGGACTATTTCGTCCGCGTGTTCTGTTTCACAGGCGAGGGCCCGCGGCCCTTCGTCATCCGTGAATTTCCCACGCCCGGCGGCCGCCGTCGGATTCAGGTCCACGAGGCCAGCTTCATGGCCTGGCTGGCGAGCCTGGAGCGCCGGTGACGATCTTTTTCCAGAATCAGCACGACAGAGCATGAATCAGCATCAGCACGGTTTTTCATGCGGCTCAATTCTGAAGGTTAAGGAGGAACCATGACCACCAACCCCACCAAGAAGCCATTCAAGAAGACCGGCCCCTTCGGCTACGGAGAAGATCCCGCCAAGAAGGCCACCAAGGCAGCCACCATCCCCACCAAAACCCTGAGGGAGACGCTCAACAAGCTCGACATCCCCTCCACCAAGAAAGTGAAGTGACCCATGGGATATACCGTCTTTGCAGGCCCTGGAACTACATCTTTCACTGACATAAACGGAACCACGTTCATCCCGAACGCGAATGGCTGGGTATCCGTTCCTAATTTCATGACGGTGCAATCGCTGTTGGAGTCCGCCTCAGGGGTCTCCATGATCATCCAGGCCTTGCCCTGCACCACGGCGAAGCGCCCTCCCACGGCTGATCTTCTGCCGGGGATGTGCCTCTTCGACACCACCCTGAATAAACCGATTTGGAGGAACACCGCCAATTCGGCCTGGATTGACGCCACTGGAGCCACGGTATGAACCCCGCCGGCCCAACCATCGCTATGTATCCCGGTCCCGGCGTCTCTGGTTACGTCAGCGTCCCAGGTGGGGGCTACGTCGTATCCCCTGGCCGCGCTGCCCAGGTTCAACCTGAGCATGTGGAGGCCCTCCTGGCCGCCGGGTGGTCCATGCCCACGCCGCCCCCGCAGACCAACTCCGCGCCGAACCCCGCGCTCTACGACCCCCACTTCCGCCAGCTCACCCAGCCGCGGCTGATGGTCCGCATGTTCCCCCCACCTGGTGGAGCACTCCGGAGGATGACCGTCGAAGGCCGCCTCTACGAGGTGCCCGAAGGGGAGAACTTCCTGGATGTGCCCATCGAGGATGCCAGGGTCCTGGCCTACAACGGCTGGTTCGACCTGGGGCCCGTGGGTCCGACCGAGGCCCGGCCGGCTGCCCCGCTGCGCGGCTACATGTTCACGGATACGACCGTGGGCCTGGTAATGATCTTCGATGGCCAGGCCTGGCGTGACTTCCTGACCGGCGAATCGTTCTGAGGACCTGGCCATGACCGCGAAGAAGGTTGTCCCCTTGGAACCACGGCGCCAGGTCGACTGGGAGGCCATTGAGCGCCTCTACCGGACCACCCTGATGAGCGTCCGGGACATCGCTGCCACTCATGGCACCAAGCCCAGCACCATTCAGAGCCGGGTCCGGGCCGGCCGGTGGCTCCGCGGGGCCTCGGCAACGAAACGCCAGGTCATCGCCGATGCCCAGGCCGGAGTGCTCCCCGGGATGAAGCCTGAGGACGCGAGGCAGTTCCAGGAGAAGGCCATCGCGGAGGACCTGGAGGACATGCAGATCGGCCTGACAGGGCATCGGCGTCTCCTCCGGGTCATGCAGCAGGCAGCGGACCAGTTGAAGGTCGACGATCCGCTGGTGGAGAAGAAGGCCAAGGTCATGGTCGAAACCATGGAGAAGGCCGTCGACGGGATCCGCAAGATTCGGGGCCTGGACGATCCCAAGAAGACCCTTTCCGAGGACGAACTCAATGCCATCATCGCGGACATCACTGGAGCGGTTGAAGCACCTCACGCCCGTCCAGCGGCAACAGGTAGTTGAACGGCTACGCCTCCGGCAGAACGGCTGGAAGCCCTTCCCGGGCCCCCAGACGGAGGCCTATCTCAGCCAGGCGGACATCCTCCTCTATGGCGGCGCAGCTGGTGGTGGGAAGACCGACCTCCTCCTGGGGGTGGCCAGGAAGGAGCATCACCAGAGCATCATCTTTCGCCGCGTCTTTCCGAATCTCCGGGGCGTGGAGGGCCGGGCCCGGGAGATCTATGGCGAGGGCGGGAACTACAATGAATCCCTGCACCGCTGGAAGTTCAAGGACGGCCGTCAGGTCGAATTCGCCTCGCTCCAATACGAAAAAGACGTGTCGAACTTCCAGGGCCAACCGCATGACCTGTATGGGTTTGATGAGATAACAGAATTCAGCGAGTCCCAGTTCCGCTTCGTGATCGGCTGGAACCGCTCCACCAGGAAGGGGCAGCGGTGCCGGGTCATTTGCACTGGCAATCCCCCCACCTCCCAGGACGGCGCCTGGGTCATCCAGTTCTGGGCCCCCTGGCTGGACGAGAACCACCCGAACCCGGCCAAGCCAGGCGAGCTGCGCTGGTTCACCACCATCGGCGGCCGTGACCAGGAGATGCCCAACGGGGAGCCAGTGGATCTCGACGGGGAGATGGTGACTCCCCTGTCCCGGACCTTCATCCCGGCCCGGGTGGAAGACAACCCGGCCCTCCTGGGGACGAACTACCTTGCCCAGCTCCAGGCGCTCCCGGAACCCCTGCGGTCGAAGATGCTTTATGGCGACTTCATGGCCGGCGCCGAAGACCCCACCCAACAGATCATCCCGACCGAATGGGTGAAGGCGGCCCAGGCTCGCTGGACTGAGGCTGGCCACGGCGGGGCGCCGATGTCCGCTCTTGGTGTCGACGTGGCCCGCGGCGGCAAGGACAAGACGGTCATCACGCCGCGGCATGGCGCCTGGTTCGGCCCCGCCTGGACCTATCCCGGGAAGGCCACCCCTGACGGCCCCGCGGTCGCAGCGCTCGTGCTCGAGCACGCCGGCAAGGGCGCCGTGGTCAACGTCGACGTGATCGGGGTCGGGGGCAGCGTCTATGACTTCCTCAAGGATCGGGACGGCCTGAGTGTGGTGGCCGTCAACGGATCCGCCGCGGCCAAGGGGCGGGACAAGACCGGGATGTTCAGCTTCGTGAACCTGCGGGCGGAGAACTGGTGGAAGCTCCGGGAAGCCCTGGAGCCGTCCAGCGGGCAGGACCTGGCGCTGCCCCCGGACCCAGAACTCCGCGCGGACCTCTGCGCCCCCACCTGGAAGCTCACGGCGCGCGGGATCCAGGTTGAGCCGAAGGACTGTGGGAAGGCTCAATCGAACGAGAGGAATTGCTGCATCAAACATCGCATCGGCCGCAGCCCGGACAAGGGCGACAGCCTGGTCTATGCCCACATGGTCCAGGCCGGCGCGGGCCTCTTCGACTACTACGCCGAACTCTTCAAGGACAGCAGCACTGCCTAACCCTCACCCCATAGGAGCCACCATGACCGAAAGAACCCTCATCGAAGGCGTCAAGCTCACCCTGGGAGGCCGTGAATTCGTCGTGCCTCCTCTCAGCTTCAAGGCCCTCCGCGAGTTGACCCCCCGCTGGCCAGAGCTCACGGGCATGGGCGACGTGCCCACGGGCGAGCAGATCGACGTGGTGCTTGGCGTCGTCCACTCCGCGCTGATCCGGAACTATCCGGATCTAACCCTGGAGGACCTAGAGGACCTGGTTGACCTCGGGAACCTTCCCAAGTGCCTCATGGCTGCCATGGGCGCCTCCCCTGTAGCTGCGCAGATCCTGGAGACGCTCCATGTCTGATCAAGAAGTAGTCGTCCAATTCAAGGCCGTCGTCGCTGACTTCCTGGACAAGCTCGGGCAGACCCACAAGGGCACCGCAGAGGCCGCGGAGAAGATCACCAGCAGCGTGCATGGCATCGGGGCGGGGTTTGAGAAGTTGATGACCACCATCGGCGCCCTGACGGCTGTCCTGGCGGGTGGTGCGCTGTTCAAGGAGGCCATTTCCGAGACGATCAACTGGACGGGAGAGGTCGTGAACCTCTCCAAGAAGGTCGGCATCACCACGGAAGCAGCTTCCGGCCTGGCCCTCGCACTGCACCACGTCGGCATGTCCGCTGAGGACTATGGCGGCATGGTGAACAAGATGACGAAGCAGATGCGATCCAATGGGGAGGCCTTCGACCAGTTGGGGATCCAGACGAAGGACTCCAACGGGGAGTGGCGGAACTCCCAGGACGTGATGCTGGACGTGATCGAGAAAATGAACGGCATGAAGAAGGGCACGGACCTAAACGTTGCCTCTCAAGCGATCTTCGGCGGCCGTATCGGAGACATCAACAAACTCCTGAAGCTCAACATGGAGCTGATCGAGGAGGAGACCCGCAAGGCTGAAAAGCTGAACCTCATCGTTGGACCTGACGGGGCTGCCCAGGCGCGGGAATACAAGGAAGCGATGGCAGACCTTAGCGCGGACATGATGGGCATGTCCGTGGGCGTGGGCAGTGCCCTGATCCCCACGCTGTCGAAACTCACGGAGAATCTGTCCACCGTGCTCATGCCCGTGGTGCAGGTGGTCGGGACGATCTTCGCCGGGCTGGGGGAGGTCTTTGGGATCCTGGTGGACTGCGTCGGGGACCTCTGGAACACCGTCTCCGGTGCCATCAAGGAGGCTTTCGAGCCGCTGGCCAATCTCTTTGGCGGGGACCTCTTCACCGGGGCCAACGTGCTCAAGGTCGTCCTGGGGACCATCGAAACCGTCATCGTCGGCATCACTTTGGCCGTCAAGATGCTGGTGACCTTGGCGGTGACTGCCTTCGAGAACATGGTCACTTCGGCCATGGCCTTCGGGAAGGCAATCAAGGCCGTCTTCACCGGGGACTTCCAGGGGGCCGTGGCAGCCGCCAAGGACGCCAATGACAAGATCGAGGCCAACAACAAGAAGGCCATGGACAAGATCGTCGGTGACGCCCTGGCGGCCAACAAGAAGATCGAGGCAATCTGGGGTGACAAGCCGGAACCCAAGAAGTCAAAGGAGCCTGGCGGGGAGACCGTCGGCGGGAAGGACTTCAAGGCAGGGAAGAAGGAGAAACCCGAATCCCAGATGCCTGCCTACGCTGCGGAGCTGGATGAGCTGAAGGACAAGATCCTCCAGGAGTCGGAATTCCTGGTGAGCATGAGCAAAACCCAGGAGCTGGAATTCTGGAAGGCCAAGCTCACCGTGGCCGGGACTAGCGCCGAGGACCTCCAGAAGATCCACCACCAGGTGGTGGCAGCCGAACAGGCGGTCCATGCGGAGCTGATGGCCCAGCAAAAGAAGGACGCCGCTGAATCCCGCGCCATGGATGCGGAGGACACGAACTTCAAGATCCAGTCCTCCAAGATCGACCTCCAGACAAAGAAACAGCAGCTCGCGGAGTTGGCGGCCGCGGGGAAGATCAGCAAGGAAGAGGAGCTGAGGCAGACCATCGAACTTCGCAAGGAAGAGGCCAGGTTGAACAAGGCCGCCCTCGAGGATGAGCTGAAGAACCTGGACCTCTCCGACCTGGCCCGGAAGAAGATCAACGACAAGATCCTCCTCGAGGACAAGAAACTTGGGGCGGACACCGCGGCCCTGAATCGCCAGATCACCGCTGAATCCTCGAAGCTCTGGACCCAGCTGGGGCAGACCATTCAGAGCAGCCTGGGGACTGCCCTCACCAGCATCATCACGAAGACCCAGACCTTCACCCAGGCACTCCGGGGCCTGTTCAAGAGCGTGACCGATTCCATGGTCAAGATGCTCGTGGAGATGGGTATTGAAGAGGCGAAGCAATTCCTCATGCGGAAGCTGATGGGCAAGGAGGCCGCTGTCAGCGACATCATGGCCGGCGCCGGGACCTACGCCGTGAACAGCATGGCCTCTGTAGCTGCGATCCCCGTCACGGGCTGGGCCATGGCGCCTGGAGTCGGGGCCGCTGCCTTCGCCAATGCGCTCGGTTACATGGGCAGCATCGGCTCTGCCAAGGGCGGCTGGGACATCCCGAGTGGCCTGAACCCCATGGCCCAGCTCCACGAGCGCGAGATGGTTCTCCCCGCGGAGCACGCGGACACGATCCGAAACATGGGCAAGGGCAAGGGCAGTGGTGGGACACAGATCCACCTCAATATCAGCACCATGGATGCCCGGAGCTTCAAACAGGCCTTGAGTGCCAACCAGGGCGGCCTCTTGGAGGTTTTGCACGAAGCCGCCAGGAATGGCAGGGTGAACGGCAAATGAGCGAGGCCCGGGACTTCGCCTTCGGCCCGATCCCCAAGACGGAGGACGGGGAGCTGGACTTCGACTGCATTGCCCTGGTCCTCCTCCGCAAGGCCCAGCAGAGCCCCGCTGATGTGCCCTTCCAGGCCTGGGGGAAGCTCGGCGGGGAGGCCGGCGCCTTCGAGGCCGTGTTCGACGGTCTAGGCGGCCTCCAGGTCACACGGAGGACTCTGGCCACCAGGTTCGGGGCTTCGCTCTTCATGGCCCTGGAACGCCAAGCCAAACCACTGGTGGGCATCATCGAGGAGCCTCCCAGCGAATCGCTTTAAACCCGCACTGGGAAGGCGGGGGCTGGCACCACCCAATTGGATCCCGGTGGTGCCAGCTATTTTCGTGACCAGGTCGACCACCAGGCGCACCGCTGGCGTAGACTCTCGCCCATGGGCAAACGATCTGGCATCCCGGGCCTGTCCTTCTCCTGGAGGCGGGCCCTGGGTATCTCTGCTGCACAGGCGCGCCTATCCCGGCAGATCGGCGTCCCACTCTCGCGGAGCGGCCGTCAGCGCAAGGTGGGCCGGTCACTCGGCTGTGGCGTCCTGGTGGCCACCATCGGGGTAGGCTGGGCCGTGCTGAGGATGCTGGTTTGAGAGTGACGGAGATCACCACTCACCAGGAAGGCCGGGGTCCAAGGTTGCACTTCCACCTGGGGGCCATGGTGTATCTATGGTGCATTAAATAAAAAGTGCCACTTTTGAGGGTGGCACTAAGTGCTTTGTTTAGTGGTGGCTGGAGGCAGACTCGAACTGCCGACCTAGGGATTATGAGACCCTCGCTCTAACCACCTGAGCTACCCAGCCACGAAGGGACAGTCTAGCGCGGGCGC